TCCTAAAGAAAAACGCTCCATCCTTGTATGAAGACACTGTTTCATCCGACAAGAAAGAACTGGTCAACTGGCTCAAGGTGAGAAGAAACGATGGGATTCAGTTTGTCAACAAGCGATACCAAGTAGACCCTACAAAGATTCTCGGTGAAGAAGAGGACGAATTGAACGGTGAAATCCTCAAGCAATACAAAACGCCCGAAGAATACCGAAAGGGCGAGTTCAAGATTTATGACCGAGAAGACGGTAACTTGAATGTGGTCATGTCGCTGGGTGATGAAACCATCAACTGGTTCATTGATACAGAAGACTCCGAGGATATTTTTGATTTGTTCGGTAAGGCGGGTAAGTTCCCGGCAGAGGTGGCCAAGACCATTCAGCGGGACAAGGTGATTGATTCCGGTAAGGTTGAACTTGGTATTCAGCGGCACGGCTATCACGAATACTTCCTAGAGGGAAATAAGTTCCAAACGAAGTTCCATGTGAGATACTTGCCCGTGAAGGATAAGGAGATGTGGCTTGCTTGGACAGGGTATAAGCAAACTCCCGCTAAAAAAGAGGGTGACGAGGGACTTTGGAACATTTATGAGGATAAGCATTCTAAGGCTGAAATCCCTAAATGACCGTGTTCCTTAAGTAGTAGATTGTTGAACGGGGAGGATGAAAGCCATGACGCTCATGCTCAAGGCTGAACGAAACGAAGAATTTCAAATTCTCAAAAGCGACGAACTAATGATTGGAGGATATGCTAGTATTGAAATCGTGGACAAACAAAACGATTTGATTACTCTCAAAGCACTCAACGAAGCAGTTCAAAAATTCATGGGGGCAGACAGGTTTCGGAATGTAATGACAAACCACTCAAATGTCCAAGTTGGAGAAGTTGTAAAATCATACAGAGATAAGACAGGGAGGATTTGGAAAACCGAAGTAGACGATGTGGGCTTCTTTGTGGTAATCAAACTCCGTGACGATATTGAAAAGGCTAAGGAGATAAATAGAGGAATTCGCAAAGGGTCGTTAAGGTCGTTTAGCATAGGAGGGCAGGCACTACAGAAGGTTAAGAAATCTCATCCCGAACTAGGAGAATACAATGAGATTAGCAAACTTGAACTTCATGAAGTGACTATCTGTGAGAAAGGAATTAACCCTGAAGCGAAATTTGACATTTTGAAACAACAAAAGGTGACAAAGATGACGAAAATGGAAAAAGCATTGGCAGAACTGGACGCACTTATGGAAGAGGTCAACACTCTTCGTAAGGAAGAAATGAACGAAGAAATGGAGAGCATGGCTATGCCCGAAGAAGAGGAAGAGTCTATGGGCTACTCCGATGGTGAGGCAAAGGCAGTTGTTCCAACCGAGGACGGTGCTGGTGTTGAAATCGGTGAGCCAGCCGACCGTGTGGTTATTGAGAACGGCCAGCCCAAAGCCAGCGACATGCCTGTTGTGAAGGCTTTTGGTAACGAAGAAGTTTCTTCGCTTAACCTCTCCAACGACAACATTGAGAAGGCTTACGAGGCTTTCCGTGCTGAACAACTTGAGAAGTTGGCTTACGCTGAGTTGCAGAAGTCCTTTGAGGCTCGCTTCAACGCAGAAGTGGCTACCCGTGAAGATGTTCTCGCAAAGGCACAATACGATGCCGCTTCGGAGATTGCTTCCCTCAAGGAAGAATTTAGCGAACTCCGCAAGTCTTTGACTGCTGAAAAGGATGCCATCGTGAAGGCTCAACAAGCAGTTACCGCAAACATTCCATCAATGGACGACATTGCCTCAATGGATTGGGCCGATGTTCACCGTCTGGTTGGAGGAAACTACTGAGGTGATTAGATATGGGTTACATTAACACGATTGCAGATTTGGAAGCACAAAGTTACGGACTGAACATGGCAGGTTACGCTGGCAACGATTTGTTGAAAGCGGCTGGCGCATTGAGTGGTGTTCACACTACTCACGATGGCGCACAATCCGCCCCAACTGGCTACTTGGCTAGCCTTTACAACCAAGTTTATGGCCAAAAGGTTTGGTCTATGCTTAACAGAGAGTGCAACGCACTTTCCGTTATCTCAAAGCGTCCTTACACCTCCAGCGGTTGGAGAGTTTTGTCGGAGCGTCCTGCTGGTGGTTCCAGTGCCGCTCTCTCTGTTGGAACGAGCGGTGCTATCGGGGCCGCTTCCACCTCTGCTGACTTGATTGGTGGCGTTTCGGAGAACCAAAGCCTTGGTAGCGGTGGCCTTCAAGCCATTGCCCCTACCTACGCTCAACTCTACCTTTCGCCTAAGACGGTTTCTCATCAGTTTGAGTTCAGTGAAATCGCTATTGAGATGGCCAAGATTGACGATGGTATTGGCGACCTCCGAGCGCAAATGCGTGAAGACATGGGTAAGCACCACGCTGAGATGCAGAACAAGATGCTTGTGATGCCTCTTGAGTTCTACGGTGAGCCTACCGCTTTGGCTAACTTGGAAGACAACTACACTTCGCTCTACAAGGTCGTTACCTCTACCGCTGAGATTGACCAAGCAGACACGGACAACCTTTACTCCGAAGCACAAGGCACGATGATTAACAACATCTACGGTTCCAACAGAACCTCGGCTTCTTTCCTTGACGCTACTGTTGACTACGGCGACGGCTATGTGGCCGCTGATGTGCGAAGCCTCACGCTTACTCGCTTGAACAGTATGATTCGTGACCTCCGCATTGAGGGCGGTTCGCCAAAGGTTATCTTGACTGGCTACGACACCATTCAGGCTTTGGCTGACCTGCTCCAAGCACAAGAGCGTTTCATGGACCGAAAGGAAATCGTTCCAACGGTGAACGGTGTTCGTGGTGTGAAGGGTCAAGAAGTCGGTTTCCGAGTTTCTACCTACTACGACATTCCTCTCATCCCTGTGAAGGACATGGCTTCTACCACGCACTCTACGGTTACGGGCATTGCTGACTTGTTGTTCCTTGACACTGACCACCTGTGGCTCTCTGTCATGAAGCCCACGCAGTATCTTGAAGACGGTATCACCAACGGCAACCCATTCGGTGTGGGTCGCCTCGGCAACACCGGTCTTTACCGAACCATCGGTGAAGTCGGTTGTTCCTTCTTCAAGGGTCAAGGTAAGATTACCAACCTGCAATGAGGTGGCTTAGATGGCTAACGAAGCAACATCATTTAGCGAGTCTTCTAGGACTGTGTTTGGTAACAAGCACATTATCTTTGGAACCTTGACCTCCTTCAACGGTTCGGGAACGCAGGCTTTGGAGTTGACTCTTTTCAGTCAAACTGATTTTGTGAGTGTTACTCCTACAAATGCGACGGCAGGAACTATGGGAATTGACTTCACGGAAACCTTTCCAGTGAACGGTGCGATTACGATTACACCAACGCTTCCCGACGCTACCTATGTGTTGATGGCTATTGGTAATCCGCTTTGAGGGGATTGCATGGCTTACATGGAAATCGCAGAATCGTCTACGCTCCGAAGATTCAAGTGCAAGGTCTACTTTACCGAGGTTTCCTTGGTGAAAGGGGAAAAGGTGGAAGTGCCGAGTGAGTGGGCTATCTCCGCTCTGAGTCACAGTGACCTTCTCTTCTCCTTCACCAAGGAAGACGAGGCTTTCTTCAAAGGGCTGAGTGAGGACAAGATTGCATCCATTAACAGGCAAGTGGAAGAAGAAATTCTTTCGCCTAAGGATGCGGTTGCCCTCTTCATCCCTAAGACGAGAGCCAAGAAGACTACTGCTAAGACGCCTACCAAGACCTCCAAGGCCAAGAAAGAGTGAATCTTTCTAGCCGGTGTTTTGGAAGACGAATTAAATAGGTGGACGCTCAACGGAATAAACAGGGGAACTTTGTATGGGGTTTGCTGGTTGTAGAACAAGCGGAGTATTGACTGCTAGCGCAGTCGTTACAAAAGGACATGCCTTGCTCATGAGCATTCATGCTTGTGAGGTTGGTGGGGCAAGTCCCGTTACCGTGAAAATCTACGATGGAACCTCCAGCAGTGGCAAAGAAGTTGCTAGACTTGTGCTGGCCGCAAATCAAACCATTGAGTTTGACATGCATGGCGTGATGTGCAAAGACGGTATTTACTTTGAAGAAGTAGCCGCTGGTGGAGATTCAGCAGTTTCCATTGAGTTCGCTTGAGGTTATACCTATGGCGGTTTTGAACCAAGACACTAGGCTAGTCATGACTATCCTCTTTGTGGGGACACTCAGTGGAGCGAATGTATTCTTCTATGCACAATACGGGACAAGTTTCCCGTATGGGCCTCTAGCGCATTCCATTCTCTTTGGACTTGGAACGATTGGTTCAATCATGGTCATGAAAGCCATCTTTGACTTGGCTCTCAATGACCGGATTGAACTGATGCTTCTTGACCGGAAGATTTCAGCATACTGGGCTAGAAAGGCGAGGGATGCGGAACAGAGAACCAAACTCGTAGAGAGCGCAAAGCAATACTCCAACAGTTTTGGAATGCCTGCATTCCAGCAACAACCTCAGATGTTGACTCAAGACAACGATGGAAATTCTGTTTCCAACGAGTTCTTGATTGGTCTGCAATGAGGGGTGTAAATGCTAGGCGACCTTATGGGGTTCTCGGACTCGGACTACGCTTACAATCAGCAGAGAGCGCACTCTGCTGACATTTTCTTCTTGAAGATGAGAGCATGGTTTTGGGGTTCTTGTGCAACCTTGTCGGCACTGCTTGTTGGAAACATTGCTGGTGTGTTTGACATTAACATTATGGGCTGGATTATTGAATCGGTAAAATCGTTGTGGAGTCATTGACATGTCACTCCTAACCGGCTTTGCAGTTGTTGTTACAGAAGCAGTGTTAGCCGTCTACAAGAAACTTCACGCTATCAACTTTGGAGTCTATGGGGCAACAATGGTTGGTAAAACGACTTTGGCTCATCAGTTGACAACGAGGGGCGAAGTCCATCAAATCAATGAGCGAACTGTTGGGCTTCACAGAGCCACAAGAAAGGCGGTCAAGATAGACGGAGAAGCCTACACTCTCAAGAGTGCTGATATTGGCGGGGAGGCTATTTACTGGAAAGAGTGGGTTAAGGATATGCAATTGCGGAAGGTGAAATACATCATCTTCATGATTGACCATCGCCACCTAGACAATGCTTCCAATCTTGACCATCAAGTGGCTTGGAAGTTTCTCGTTGACACGATTTGTTCCCCAGTTTGGCCAACGGGAAAAAGGAAGAAAGACGCAGACTACCCGATGGCCGTTGGTATTTGGGCAAACAAATACGACATTTGGGGAGAAAAGTATGAAAGTGAGCAACCCATAGACAAACATGAGATATTTGAGCCGTTCAAATATGGTATGCGAAAACTGAACGAGAAGGGAATACCTTGCTACAAATACATTGTTTCAGCAAAGTCGGACCCGGAAATGGTGTATCGTGGAGTCATGACGATGATTAGAGATTACTGAGGTGAAAAGAATGTATCAGCAACCAAACATAATCGGTGGGCCACAATACCCACAACAAGGGTTTCAAAACCCACAAGGACCGAATGTAGTGAATGCCTTCCTTCCAAAACTGGAAAGAGCAAGAAGTGCGGGTATCATTGAAGAATACATCTATGATGAACAAAAGCCAAAGAAAAGGCTCAAGGAAATCAAAAAGGTGCTAATGCCGGAAAAGAAGAAGTTCCTGTTTATTCGCTACGGCAAGAAGTTCAACTTGAAGGACCGGTGCATTGTGTGCGGCTCCCATCATTTTTGGGAACAAGGCGACACGCTACGCCCACCAATCCCTCTCAGCGAAGTTACTAAAGGGAGGCCCTTGAGAGGGACCTATTGCCCAAAACACGCATCCACTTTCATGCAGATGGAAATGCTTGAGCAACAGGTGCTAGCAGAGGAACATGGTTTGGAATTTAAGGCATTTAAGCCAAAGATGCCCAAGGTTCTAAAAACCGGCCCAATCAATAACCTTAACAAAGCAGATGTTATGGCTTTGACTGCGGCAGGATGGTCAATCAAGCCGCCGAGCATTTCAACGATGGAAACCGCTACACAGGAAGCATACAGAATCGTGAATGAAATCAACCTTCTAACGGAACAATTAAACTACTTGATGGTGCAAAAAGGAGTTGAGGCAAATGGGAGTAAGCAACAAGAACTTCACAGCGGCGATAGCGCAACAGAATGATTCTACATTCAAGACGGTGAATAACCTCTTGTCTTTGCAAGACAATCATGTAGAAGAGTTTCTCCAATACCACGGAGAAGCATTCCTTACTGCGCTTGAAAAACTCATGGAAGATGTGACTGAGCGAGTTGTTTCGCAGATGCTTTCCAAACTTTCCTTTGAAACTTCGGGAACAAGCATGACCGTCAACCGTGATGCTCTGCGAGAATACGAAAGGATTACCCAAGAGAACATTGATTTGGACATTCAAAAGAT